CTGTTCCACCTGATGTAGGATCTAAAGTTTTAGTAACTTTTGTAGAAGGTCGCCGAGACTTTGGATTTTGGTTTGCATGTGTGCAGGACGACTTTATGAATTTTATGATTCCTGACGGCAGAGCAGCAACTTCGAACACTACAGGAAGTGTTCCTGAATATTACAAAGGTAAAAAACTTCCAGTTGGCGAATACAACAAACATCTAATTGATCCACAAGCACAAGCACAGCCGACATATTATCCTAGACCTGTAAACGACGATTATTTAAAGCGTATGGAAGAACAAGGTCTTGTTGAAGACGATGTCAGAGGACTTACATCAAGCAGTGCAAGACGCGAAGTTCCTAGCAATGTTTATGGTATGAGCACACCAGGACCTTTAGATAAAAGATCCAATGCACCTAAAGTTCCACGAGGCACCGTAGATTCTGAAAAATTGTTTTTTTCAAGCAGACTTGGCGGGCATAGTATTGTTATGGATGACGGAGATGAAAAAATTCTTCGCAAAGGTCACGCTAAAGATACTCCACAGGAATACGCAAACTTAAAAGTAAATCAAACAGACGGAGATCCGACATTACCTGCAAATGAACTATTTAGACTTCGTACTAGAACCGGTCATCAAATATTAATGCATAATACTGAAGACTTGATTTATATATCAAATGCTAGAGGTACTGCTTGGATTGAATTAACATCCAACGGTAAAATTGACATCTATGCGTTTGATAGTGTTAGTGTACACACAAACAATGATTTAAATTTTACAGCTGATAGAGACATCAATTTCACTGCATACGAAAATATGAATTTTGTTGTTGGTAAAGAACTTAGAATAGATACTGGTGATAGTATTAGTATGACAACTGGTAATTTTTATTCTCTTAATGCAGCAGATAGTATATCTCAAACAGCAGGAGAATTTATTGCAGGATATGCTGGTTCTAGTGTAACGCTTGTAGCCAACACTGATTTTACAGCACTTGGTGCAGGAGTATCAATTGGATCAACGGGAATAATTGGCATTGAAGGTTGTAGTGCAGTAAAGATATCAACAGACGGTGATATTCATAACAAAGCATTAGGATCAATTTATAATTCTACTGTAGGCGATATTAACTTTGATACAGGTCAACGTTTTCTAATTAAAACAGGAAGTGTAGTAGGTGTTGATGCGGGTGGAAATATTATTTTAAAAGCAAACACAGACATTCAATTAAATGGACCAACACCGCCGTCGCCGTTACCTGCTACTTTACCGCCTGCTCCGGATCCAGTAAATACATTAGATCCTAAACGTGCCTTACAAACATCAAGACAACCAAATCACGAACCTTGGTATCAGCACGAGAATTTAAACCCTCTAGCATATACTCCTGAAAGAACTAGAGCAGGATCACAGGCAGTTAATTCCTTTAATATCCCGACTAGTGATACTTTCTTACCACCAACAAGACAACAACCATCAGGAACAGTTAACTCGACTTACTTCCCACAATACGACGGCACTACCACAGAAGGTGGCTTCCAATCATTTGACGGAAGTCCGAATGTCAACGCTTATAGAGGTACACCTGGAGAACCGTTGCCAGAAAGTCAGCTTGTTGGTGTTATCGACGGATTTACAAAGGCAGAAACAGCAGCGTTTCTTGGAGCAATTGGTAAACGAGAAAGTAACAATGCTTATGATGCAGTTAACTCGATTGGGTTCTCTGGAAAGTATCAATTTGGGGATGGAGCGTTAGAAGACTTAGGATACCTAAAGCCAGGCACTACTGCAAAATATAGTGTAAAAAATGCATTGTTAATTTCAGAAAATTGGACAGGCAAAGATGGTATAACCTCTAGAGATGCATGGCTTGCTAATACAACAGTTCAAGAAAAAGCAATGCTTGACTATACTAACAGAAATTTAAAAACTTTAAAAAGAGTTGGCGGTGTTAGAGAAGGTGATGACAAACTTACTATTTCAGGTATGCTTGCTGGCTCTCACCTACTAGGAGCAGGAGGCATGAAAAAGTGGCGTAATGGCGAAGGTGGTGCTGATGCATACGGAACAACAGGTGACGAGTATTATGCATTAGGAAGA